TTTTTGTATTAAAGCATAATAGTTATCGCTATATGCTATCATATAAACACCCTTATTTGCGTCAATAGGAATAATTTTTTGTAGTGGTCCAGGTACAATTGTATAAGTGGGAACATATTTTTTCATAATCTCTTCTGAACTCTTATTAAATTTTGCGTAAAGGCGCAAAAAAGGTTGTCCGTGTATTTGTTGATACAAACTGGTTTTGCTAGATGCGCCAGGTACAAGTTTTTGAATTCCGGTGATAGTAGTAGCAACAATTACTTTATTGCAATTATATAAAGTTCCATCCGCGGTTTTAATTTGAAATAAACAAGGTTTTTCTTTAATTTTTTTTATTTCGTCGACATCATTAGAGAATCTGAAGTGATTTTTGCCGATTATATGATATAATCTATCTACCATATTTTTCCAGGGAATATGAAGCCCTATCCATCCTCCTTTATTATCGTCCATACCGTAATTATATAAAGTTTCATATATGTCGGCATTTTCATAATCGGTATATCCAGTCGAAATAATAAATGTTTTATATAGTTTTTCACCCAAAATTTTAATAAAAAAATCTTTAAACGTTTTGTTATGTAGTTCAGGGTGTTTATTGTATTCACCTTTTAATTTTTTGATAATTCTGACAACATCAACCGGAATAAAAGTGTGTGAATAATTTATATTTGTATCGTATTGTTTATATTTTATTCCAATCTCATCCATAAGTTTAATCAAAAGTTTATCTTTTTCTTTTCTTCCAACGCCAGCTCCAGTGACAACTTGCGTACCATAAAACATCTCATTGCTAGTTCTACCGCCAATCCATTGTTTTTTATATTTTTCAAGTATTAGAAATGATGTATTTGGTGATATTTTTTTAATATTATAAGCACTAAAAAGTCCTGAAATACCACTACCAATAATAATTATATCATAATAGTTTGTAGTCATATATTAATTTAATATTAGATTAAATATTAGATTAATAAAACAAGTCCATTTATTTTCTATTTTTTCTTGTAGTTTTTCTAAATGTAACAAATTTTTTGCCTTTGCATTTAAATTTGCCTCTGGTAAATCCTTTATTATTAATAACTGATTTAGTACAAATTCCAATAGACCGAGATTCATTTTTAATATCAACCTTTTTAATACATCTACATAGCTTTGTAGCTAATATTTTTTCTGCTTCCATTTTCAAGAGTCTTTTAGAACGCGGTATAGGTATTTCATAAAACTCTAATATTTTTTTATAATCGCTATCAGTTATTTCAGACATATTTATAGTATATATAGTATTTACAAATATTTTAAAACTTTGTACAATATTTAAAATTTATTGTAAATCTAAAACCTCAACATATATATAATAATGAAAATTGTTGTTTTTGATTTAGACGAAACACTAGGATATTTTACAGAATTTGGTATGTTTTGGGATGGTTTAAAACAATATTTAAAACAAGAAAACAGCAAAACTATTTTAACCCAGTCAGATTTTGATGATATTTTAGACTTATTTCCTGAATTTTTGAGACCTAATATAATAAATATCCTAACCTACTTAAAGAAAAAGAAGGAATCCAAATGTTGTCATAAGATGATGATATACACAAATAATACTGGACCCCGTGAATGGGCGCACCATATTATATCATATTTTGAAAGTAAAATTAAATATAAATTGTTTGATCAAGTAATTGCGGCTTTTAAAATAAACGGAAAACACATAGAAATATGTAGAACCACACACAATAAAACACATAATGATTTAATAAGGTGTACAAAAATACCGGTTAATGCCGAAATATGTTTTTTAGATGATATATTTCATCCTGGTATGGTAAGTGAAAATATATATTATATAAATATTAAACCTTACTATTATGATTTGAAATATAGTGAAATGATCCATAAATTTAAGAATAGTGAATGTGGTAAGAAAATAATTGACAACGATGATAATTTTGTTAAGATAATGAATGACGAATTTAAACGTTATAACTATAAATGTTTAGATAAAAATTTAAAAGAATATGAAATAGACCAAGTTTTAGGAAAACAAATTATGACGCATTTACAAGAGTTTTTTAATAAATCATCCAAAAATAAAACACGTAGAAACATAATAAAGAAAAATAAGACAAAACGCAATTATTAAGTATATTTTTAAAATATCTTTTTGATTTCAGATATAATATCAGTTTCAATAAATTTAATATATTCATTTAATGCCGTGGAGGTTAAAATAAATAATCCAGCATTAAATGATATTTTAGCATCTAAATCTGTAAATGCAATTTTACTTCTAAAAGGATTAAAACGCCATATTAAAAATATACAAATATAAATTTTAAGATAGTAATCTAATATTGACAAATATTCTGGTGCTTTTTGAGAGAAGCCAAATAATGTAATAAACAATAAAAGAAATGCTATATTTATTATAAAATCAAATGTTCTCTCTTGAAAAATAAATAGTTTTCGATCTGTAAACATCTTTTATATAATATAAAAATAAAAATAAAAATATATATATTAATTATATAAAATGAATAATTGCTCTCAACTTAATGTTTCCAAAATACATGAAGAAACTAATACGCGAATATATGACCGAAATATACCATCTCAAATGTTACAACCTTATATAGACGTGCGACCTGTTATGACAAAATACTCGTATTTCCCAGTTGTAGATCCCAGGAAAAGCATTAGTGTGCCTCTAACTGTGCAGCCAACGTTTAACCCTCATACTATATTTAACCCTGGCAACACTACATCGCCTTGGTCCGGTTTTGCTTCGAATATAAATAAAGAATCCGAATTAAGAAACCAGATTTATGCTTTACAAAAGTGTAGTCAGGCGGTATATGTACCTTCTACTAAAAGCGATTTGTACAATTATGGTTTCACGCCAAATCCAACACCTCAATCACACACTTTATTATTTGAGAAAGATTCGTTTTCGCAATTTAATCCGAACCCTGATTCGAAAATAGTAGGCTCTGGTATGTTTTTCAACGCTACAAGGGTTCAAGTGAAAGATTTGACAAAACAAAGCTGTTAAAATATTACAATTTTCGTTTTTATAACTTACATCTATAAATATTTCTGTAATGATAATCAAAATATTTATTATTTTTAGTATTATAATAAATGATTGGTTTATTTTCATTATATTCTAAATCATAGTTATTTTTGGTTATATCAGATGATACACATAATAAACCTAAACTAGAAATACCTAGATAACCGTCATCATATAACTTATGACAAAATCTGCACATAAATTCTACAATATTATTATCGTTTTTTTCATTATTGTTTAATAGATACCTAGGTTTTAGATGCGCGGTTTCTAATAAACACAATGGCAATTTTTTATCACATATAATACAAAGCTGTTCTTTATTATTTATCAAATAATTTCTCAATGATTGCTGTTCTTCTCTCACTTCTTTCAAAGAATATTTTTTTTTATCTATTTTAATACGTCTATTATACTTTTTAAAAATGTTAATAATTGTTCTAATTGAATAACGTATTTGTTGGTCTAATATTTTATTACCTTCTTCAAATAAATGATAATTATTATTTTCATCAATAAAAACAACCTTGTGTTTAAGATATAAGCTTAATTTATTTTTTATCGCATTTAATTCAATATTGTTATCATATTTTATTTTTATATATTGAAAAATATCATTTATAGTATTAGTTTTTTTATAAAAAAAAGAATTAATAATATATTTATCCATAGTATTAATTATTTATAGGTTTTAAGTAAATTTATATTATATTTTAACCATAATATTATACCCTCTTTTGCCTGGTTTATTGTTTATATCGACGCCTTTACGTTCATCGTCCTTTATACCAGCCCTTTCTATTTCAGTTTTGAATAATGTTTGTTTCACAAAGTCTTTTGAGTTTTTTAAAGACCATTCTTTATAAATATTATAAATTTCAGTAATTCCCATACGCAAATTTGATGGGGTTGGTGGTTGGCAACAAGTATTAATAAACAATTGAATATTACTGTTAATATTACTGTTAATAATTGGTTCAATTTGAATATTAATCGTCGATTGAATTATAGTATTTTCCTCCGGTACTACAGGTGATGTATCTTTATCGGTTTTAATAATATCGATTGATACACTTTTATTTTTATCACTATCTTTTAAATATAACCATCCAGAAGGTGTTATAAAATAATACTTATTTGGTAAATTATCTGTATATTCATCTTTTAAAACAGAATAGTCAACTTTATCATCATAAAGAATGTATGGTGTTTTTTTTATATCGGTTGTTTCAGGAGGGATAGTAGGTTTCATATCTGTAATTGTACTTATTCTAAGTATAAACCTTGCTGTGTCTGGGTTGGTTGTGTCTTCATAACCAATATACAATCTAGATCTTGTTGTATCTTTTCCATCTCTTTTAGTAAAACCCAAATTAACACCATTTTTGAAATCTTTAATTTCACTTTTTAATTCATCGATTTGATATACTTTTGACGAACCGGTAACAGTTGTTGTATAAAAACCATCATTGTTAAGGTTTAGTCTATTATTTAATTTATGATAGTTAGCAAATTCTAAATAATCTTTTTCACTATCAAAAATTTTAGATGTTTTTTGTAGTTTGTTTTCTTTATATGGTTGGGGGGGTTTTTCATCATATACTGGAACCAAAATCCCGTGTTTTTCTATAAGCTCTTTTTTCGGACGATTCTTTTTAATTTCATTAACACAAATATAGTCGGGAAATTTGTCATCTTCACTACATTTAGCATTTTGTTCTCTAATCCATTCTGTAATTTTTTGGTCTGACCAACCCTTAACACCTTTTAAACATAGAGCATCATATTTTTTTTCATAAAGTTTATGAGCATCCCAATTGTGAGCAAATCTTTTACTAACTAAAAGTCCAAAGTAACTTTGAAATTCTTCAATATTGTGAAATATATATTTTTCAAGTAATTGTATAATCTCTTCGTTATTTTTACAATCTCCTATTTCACTTTTCAATAGATTTGAAAATTTAACATAAAATTCAATAGCTTCTTCACACTCTTTAGTAGTCCATAATGTTAGTTGTGAAAGTCCATTTTTTAAATTTTCATCATTGGTTTTTACTTGAAGCCTTAAACTTTGCGCTAGGATAGTACATATAATGCTAGAGTGTGAAAAGTATATTTGGTCTGTCAAATGAAATATATACTTACCATAATCATCACTTGTAAATGAATAACCTCTATCAGCGTATTTTCCTGATATAGTAACGAGCGTTTTACATTGAATCGGTATTCTACTTTCAACAAACAACATTGCTAATAATTTATAAACTTGTTTAATTGTAAAAACCTTAATATTTTTTTGTTTTTTCACATTTATATCAAAATAACAATAATTGTTTGGTAAAATTTCTCCATTTTCACTATCTATTGATGAACCGTGGATACCTTTTAAAGAGAACAATCGTGTTTCCCTTTGAGATAAAAACAAAATTTCATCTAGGTATTCTTTTGATAAATATAATCTTAAACAATCACCGTGAAATAAAATAACAAATATTTTTTTATAATCATTAATAATTTTATGAACCAAATTAAATTGGTTTTCTTTATACTTATCTTCTGATATCAATACAGAATTATATAAATTCGGAGACGCTGATAAATCTCTATCATTGATAATGTTTAAAATTTTCTTTATGTTAAGATTATAATTTTTAGAAAGACTATATTTTTCCTTTTTATCTTTTTTATTTTTTTTATCCTTTTTCCAAAATTCCGTGACTATTGGTCTTTTTATTGTTTTACCATTTTCTGTTATTTCTTCTTCAGTTTTAATATTTATTTTTTCATTCAAAATACCGTAATAATTTTCGCCTGTTTTCATTACGTGAACCCTTGAAGGTTTAATTTCCACAAACTCATTATCTGATAATTTTGTTGTATAGTTAGATAATAAACCGTGCGCTGTTCCGGTAATTTTTAATGAATATTTAACTTTTTTATATATTGTTGATAATAATCTTTCGCAAGCGGTGTTAGATTCATTTTTGCTCGTAGCAATTTTATCATTTCGCGCGGTAGGCGTTGTTAAATCGGCTTCATCTACTAATAATGTTATATTAACCAATTCTTCGCAGTCGGCGATGTATTTACTAAACTCTTTATCAATTTTTTCTAATTGCGTATCATTCATTAAACAACAATAAATATCATCTGGTCTCATATTTGATTTTTTGGATAATTCATCCATCATATCACCTGTACCAATATCCTTAAATTTAGGCAATTTAAAACTATCAATTTCGGAAATATCATATTTTTCAATAAGTTCCTTGTTAATTTCATAAAAGATTTTTTTAATGTAATTAACATTAAAACTATATTCTCCTTCGAGTCTTATATCATCCTTTAAATTATCTTTATCAATGCCAAAATTTCTAAAAATATATAACACTGGTCTTCGAAGAATAAATACCGAAAACCACATAATTATACAAGCGTGAGTTGTTTTACCAGATTGAACATCGCCCCAACATATTTCATTTATATATTTATCAATACCTTCGATTTCATTTTTTGAAATCGCCTCTAATAATCTCTTTTCAAAATCAGGAGAATCCTTATCCTTTGGTATACCTTTTAATTTTTTCGGTTCATCACCCCAATCGTGTTGGTCCAAACTGTACCCATTTGTATACCTACAATCGTCCATCATTTTTGCAACAATTTTTAGCAAAACTTTTTTATAATGGCGTTTTCTTTGATAGAATAAATTCATTTTTTTGTCTAGAAACTCCTTGGTGTATATCATTTTGTTATTATAAATAATATTAGGTATTTATATTTAAATCAATTTTTTTTATAATATAAATGCCTAGGCGTTTTGGTCAATATTTGTTTTTGGTGGTTTCGCCTAGGCACCCACACTTGCCAATCAAAATATTGGCGTAAAAATAAAAATTATATATTTTTAAAGTAAAATATATAATATGTCGCAAGCCTTTGTAGACCAAGTCACTTTAGATTGTTTATTAAATAAATCACTCTTTAATAATCAAGTTAAACACAAGAAAGCACAATCGGTTAACAAGGAAGAAAAGAAGTTTTACAAAAAGCGAATATATAATTTGTTTAAGGAAATGTTAATCAATAAAGCGGAACCGGAAGATTTGTTACCAGACGTGAAATATAGTTATGATAATTTTATTAACGCATCAATCAATTATTTTAAAACAATTGATAACAATGATTTATTACAAGAAGAATATAAAAATTTAGACGAATCAGCTTTGGAAAATATTAACGCAATTCCTGAATTAGGCGATGATATTGGAGTCGAAGAAGCAGATAAACTTATGATGCGTTCAATTAAAATTACAACGCCAACTTTAGACAAATATGTGAAACGGAAAACTGCAAAACCAGAATCACTTGTGATAATGCCAAAACAAAAAGAGGTTAATTTGATGGATCCTGAATTAAAAGTAAAGGGTATACAAGGTAATAGTAATAATAATAATATTATAAAAAAGAAAAATATCACTAATAAATATGATGAAATCATTAACGCAAAAAAGGAAAATAAGGAAACAAATGACAAACCGGAAAACAAATCTAACTAAAACCAAAAAAAATAAATTTAGAAATCAATTTGGGTCAGCTAAACCTAAAATGAAAACAAAATTGAAAAGGCTTAATTGTAGTCCTAAACAAAAAAATGAGATTAACGGTTTTAGTTGTTATACGGACAAGTCATTATATAAATTAAGAGATTTATGGAATTCGAGACACCCAGACGTCAAAATTAATACAAATGATACAAAAGAAATACATAAATTATTGACTGAATATTTAAGCGACGTATGTAATAAAGAATCTTGCTGGATAAAACAGCAGAAGGATTTTGGAAAGATAAGTAGCGAAATGACCGATTCTTTTGCTCCTGAATCGCCTGAAGAATGGAAAAAGAACCCAAATGAATGGCTATCAAGTGTTGATATAATGAAAGTAATGAAACAATATGAAAAAGCATATAAAAATTTCGATTTTATTGGACCTACACCCATTGATTTTGATACGAGAAAAATGTATGGCGAATGTGTTTGGGAAGAATTGTGTAATTTTAATTTAGAACAGCAAATAAAAAATGGTAGAACGAAAATAGGTATTGTATTTAATACAGACACACACGATAGACCAGGACAACATTGGATATCAATGTTTATTAATATAAAGAAGAAGCATATATTTTTCTTTGATAGTACCGGAGATAAACCACAACCCGAAATAATGGTATTAGTAAATAGAATAAAAGAACAAGGGTTGGCTTTAGATAAAAAAATTGTCTTTAAATTTGACAGCAATGAAGGTATAGAACATCAATATGGCAATACGGAATGTGGTATTTATTCGCTATTTTTTATAGTTCATATGCTTGAAGGCAAAATGACAGAACATTATTTAAAAACTCATATATTAAAGGATGAGTATATGCAAAACTTCAGAAAGATTTATTTTAATGATAATTTGTAAAAACATTATTAACATTGTAAAAAATATTATTAACATTATAAAAAAGGATGAAAATTATATAAATAGATTTTTATATAATTTATATATTAAATAAAATGAATACAAAGAATTTTTTAACCAATGAAAATGTCAAGGTTCTATGGGATGTGGTAATTGATGAAGATATTATAAAAAGACAATCGAGAGAATTCCAAGAAAATATTCTTAATTTGTTTAGAAGTAATCTCAAGGGCTTTTATGATGTTGAAAGCCAAAAAACAACTAATTTGGTAGATATGAATAAAAAATATATATTGTTGATTTTGAATTATGCGAATAAACAAATAAAATCTGAATATAGAAAAATTAAAATATTAGATGAATTGCCTCAAAAAAAGGTAAATGAATTAATAACATATGAAGAAATACAAAATGACAAACGAAGCCAATTTGATAAGGATTTAAGTCGGAGACAAGAGGAATTTACAAACGCAATGTCATTGCAAGTACCCCCGGTGCCGAAATTTAGTGATAATTTAGAGGATGGACCAATTAGTGAAATAGAAAAGGCTATTAAGGAATTAACATCCCAACGTAATTATGATGTCGAACAAATAAATAAGAGTAATAATAATAACTTAAATTCGAACACAGATAATTGGTTAAAACCTCAAGAGACTTCGGTGAAAAATGATAAGATAACACCACAACAACCTATTCAAAATGGTAATATAAATGGCAATAATAGTAGACTAAAATATATTAAGGTCGATAATGAAAATGTAGAAAATCAAGTCATTAGTTTAGACAGGGAAAAACAAATAAGTCCAAAGAAGAATGTAACTTGGGATTTAAAACCTTATAATTATTCATCCGATGTTAAAGACGAACTTTTAAATGAAGTATCTAACGAAGTAAGATTAACAATGGAGGAAATCATAAATGATAATGATAATGATGAAGATGCCAATATTTTTAAACTTTTGAAAAAGGTCCCGACTGTCAAAAGTGAAACGAACGAAGATAAAATAGCGGTTCTTCAAACCGAAGTGAAAACTTTAAATAGTAAATTAGACCTTATTTTAGAGTTACTCAAAAATAAGAATTAAAATTAATTTGGTAATATTTGTTTATTATTTATAAAACTTTAAATAATAAATTATTTTAATTATACAACCAATTGTTTGAAAACGTCTTCACCGGCGTCATTTTTCTCAAGTGTTCCAATTTGCAAAGGTATAATTGAGGGGTCAAGTAAAGCCGCCTCATAACTGGTCTTGTCATAAATATTCAATACTTTTTTGCTTATTCTACGATACACATAGTCGACACCATTCAAACGAATTGGTTTACCTATCCATTGTATCATTTCTTTATTTGCCTGAACGGTGGTGTCATTTTGTTGCTCGGAGTAATCGGGAACAAATGAAAATTTATCTTTCGTTGGGTCGCCAAAATTAACACATTTGCCGTTAGAATAAATATAGCAATCAAATGCGGATTCTTTAACCGCGTCAGTGAGTTGAGCAGTTAAATTGGCTTTAATTTCCGAAATCTCATATAAATACTGGTCACTTGTCATTGGAACGTGCGGTAAAGCCTTACTTAAATCTCTTCTTTTCAATTCAATCGCATCATCTGATTTTAATTGCTCGGGTGTAAAAATCATAAGATAAACAAATACCTCAACCGTTTGTAGAGCAGGTGGTAATGCTTTATGACTACAAATACGTCGCGCACGTCCAATAACTTGTTCAGTACGGACAGGATGCCAATAAGGTTCCATAATGTGGACATATCGTGTATTACGCAAATTAATACCTTCTGAACCGGATGACGTAATCATAAAAACCTTGATTATTTCACCCATATTGTTATTTTTGGCAATTTTATTTAATTCGATTGAAATACTTTCTGGGATTTGATCCCACTCACCATTATAAATATGTCTCAACATTTCTTTTTCTTCGCTAGTTTCAGTACCAGTATACAAAGCATAAGTTGGCTTTCCTCTATCCGCTTCATCAATATCTATAGTCCAAACACCGGTTGAACTCTTCTTAATTTTAAATCGTGCAAACCCGTTTTTATTTAAAACCAAACTAAAAATACCAATACCTTCCATAGTTCTGAATTGACTATAAACAAGATGTAGTCCTTGATATTCAGGTTCGTCAATATTTTCTAACATATTTAAAAACTTGGGACTATATGTTAGTAATGCTTCAGGTGTCAAAAAATCATTCGAATGTTCTTCAATATATTTGAGTGCTCTATCGAGTCTCTCTTTGTAGTCAACTCCACCAATCATTTCAAGAATTTGGTCACCTTCTACTTCACCCTCGTTGTCGTCATCCATATCTTGTTTTACTTCTTCTTTTCTGGCAAGTTTAAATAATTCTGACATATCGCCTTCTCCTTCTCCTTTTTTTTCAACTCCGCTTTCCTCTTCTTTACCTTTTAGAGATTTCTTTAAAGGAATTGGTCTGTCAGGCATCACAAAATTACAATATAAACGCGAAAAAATACGATATGTTGATGACGAATCTTCATAAACCTCGCCAACAGTTTGTTTAGGTTTTTTTTTCTCTGTTTCTCTCTCTTTTCGACGAGCCGCTTCATAAATACCAAACTGGAAATTACTCATTGGTATTCTTACAATATGGTAATCAACACCCAAAGTTTTATTGTATCTTGGCAATAAATTTTCTTGAGCACTTCTGAAGTAAGATGATAAGCCTACAATACGTCTTTTAAGAGCGTCAACGTTTTTGATTTTTTTTGTTATTGGGTCAATATATTGTCCTTCAAACAATTCAAATGTATCTGGTAACGCCTTCTTATTTTTGATATCTATACCTCTTGGTACAACAGTAATGCCATTTCTATCTAAAATACTGATAATTTTTCTCTCAAAATCATCATCACTTAAATAATCTGTATCTATTACAGTTTCACCATTCCCACTTTTCTTTGTGTTTGTCACACCTTGATATCCAGATTCAACCTTTATTTTATTTGAAAAACCAAATGGATTTCTAGTAATAGTTAATACGTTACTAGAAGGCGAATAATCCAAATAATCCAATGTTTTGACACCTAACAACATTTCTTGAAGAGCATTCTTATCAATTTTTACATTTTTATTTTTTTGCTTACTTTCTTGGACATTAATAGTTATTTTCCAAGTTTTAATATATCCTCGCAAAATATTAAAAAGTATTCCAAATTCATTAGGATAATTGATAACAGGAGTACCAGATAATAGCACAATACGGGCATTTCTGGCGCTCATTAAAAGCTCATATAATTTGGTCGATAAATTCAAAGGTAAATGATCCTTTTCTCCCTTTTCATTTTCTGTAATAGGTTTTTCCTTTTTAATCTTGTTAACAATGCGACTTATCAAATTATGTGCTTCATCAATAACGACAGCAGCATCATCAAATAGGTTGCGTGTAAAATTCCCTGTGAGTTCCTGTAATTTTTTTGCTCTTAACCCATTATAATTAATAAATGTGTATTTACTCTTAATCATTTCATTCAATTGTGCTTCCAATGTTATCTTATCAACGTCACTTAAATCATCGTAATTAGACTTTTTTGTTATATTAATAAACCATGCACCGCGGTGTCGTCTGATAAATTCTAATGGCAAATTTAAGATTGCGGACATTGGCGAAGCTGCTTCTGGATTCACATCGGTTGATATCCATTCCCAAAATTGGTTTCGCTTGTATAACAAATCACCGCATTTTTTAAGTTCTTCAATATAATTTGCTCTTAAAGAAGCGGGTGTCATAATAATAACACGTTTTGCGTCTTTCATACCTTCGGCAATGGCAATCGATGTACAAGTTTTACCGGAGCCCAAACCGTGATATAAAAGTAGTCCTCTATAAGGTGTATACAAGTTCATATAGTCTCTAACAATCTTTTGATGAGTTAGAAGAGAGAAATCAGAACCAGTATTACCAATATCGTCACAAGAAATTTTTGATTTATCACTTTGCAATTCTTGGCGATAAGGTTCAAAAAGCGAATTAATAAAATTTATAAATATTTCTCTATTATTCATGTAGTAACTAGGAACCTTAATAATTATAGGAGGTGATTTTTTGGGCAAACGTCGTGTAATGGTTTCGTCGCCTAAATCAAGGACTGTTTCTGCTCCTAAAACGGCAATACCCTTTTCTACCTTTTTCGTTTGTCTCCCAACCTTCTTGGGTTTTTCAACAGGAACAAACTCTTGTATTTCTTTTTCTTCTTCTATTTCACCTTCTTCTCCTTCGATAATAAGCTTCTTTTTTGGTAGTTCTTCTATTTCACCTTCTTCTCCTTCTATTATCAAAGGCAATTTCACCTTTTTGGCGCGTTTTACCTGCTTTGGTAACACTGGTTCAACAGTTTTACTTTCTTCTACTTCTTCTATTAAAGGCTTAATTGATACCTTTGACAATTTGCTTGCTTTTAATTTATCCATTAAAGTTGCACGGTCATAACCCTTATCTGTTTTATCAACAATTAAAGGTCCTTTTACAGATATAACAGGCGCCTTAACAATATCAAAATCTTCTTTTTCTTTTTCTTCTTCTTCAACTTCTGGTACAAACTCTTCGAGTTCTTCTCCAAAATCCTTTTCCCTTGCCACTCTTTTTTTAGGTTCAGCCGGTTTTTTTTGTTCTCCTTTAATAACAACAGCAACCCTTTCTTTTTCTTCAACGACTGGTTTAACCCTTAATTTTTGTTTTAATGCTTCTAAAGGATTCATTACTATATAATTTCAATATAT